ACTTACACCACAAGAGGAACAAGAATTAGCCTTGTTAGCAGCCGACATGGCTAAGCTTAAAGGTCAAAACAGTGAGTTAGATGCTCTTATTGATCGTCATTTAAAAATACGACCCGATGCTGGAACCATAGCTAATCCAGAATAATCAATGAAAGTTGCCCTGGTAACAGTGGCGAATCTCATGCCCCACATCATGTAATGTGGGGTTTCTTTTTGTATAAATGGTACAAGTTCTAGTTGTAAAATTCCAAAATGAGCAAGCATCAACTTGATAGTTGAAACCGCCAAATCCTCTGCGCTTGTACTCATCCTGACAGACTTTCTGTACATTATCAACAGGCTTCCATGTAATCAGCATAGTCTCATGCTCATTTTCTGTTGTAGGAAAAGGCGCTTTTGGATTTTCTGCATTAGCAGAACTTGCAATTACTAAACTTAGTCCAATTAAAAACTTTTTCACAGGTATGCCAAAGTAGTTAATAATGCAAGTATTTTACTATCAAAAAATATTTTGGTCAATGCATTTGGCAGATAACTATATACTGCACTGTTGACTTTCTATAAATTTACAGCTATAATATACCCATGCAAGACGTTTACATACACCATTTTCCAAATTATGGATATCTTTCAATTAAGCTTACTGATGAGCAAGTTAAACCTATTTTAGATGAAGTTAGAGAAATTGAAACAGATTTCTCTAAGGCAGAACCAGCAAACTACGGTCTTGCTGGAAATATCAAAAAAGAATTTAGATTAATAAAATCAAAGCAATATGCTGAACAGCTTATTTTTCCATTCTTAAATGATTATGATTCTCATTTTTACTATACTAAAAGTATAAAACTATTAAGTGATCACTTACCAGTGTTCTTACAAGAGACCTGGGTAAACTTTCAATCCAAAGGTGAATTTAATCCTTTACACGATCATTCGGGGATCTATTCATTTGTATTATGGCTACAAATACCTTATAAAATTGAAGACGAGATGGCACTCGATTCAGGTCGGCAATCTGGTAATCCGTCTGCAGGACATTTTGAATTTCAATATAATGCGTCTACAGGTAAAATAAGACCCTGCCTTATTCCTGCAGATAAGACATTTGAAAATACACTAATAATTTTTCCTGCTAGCTTAACCCATTGTGTTTATCCATTCTTTTCATCAGACGAATATAGAATTAGTGTATCAGGAAATTTTTCTTTAAACTCATCACAACAAAGGAACTAATATGTCTACAAGAATGTACGGCCCAGAAGAGAAGGCCAAACTTGAACGCCTTATTAACGAAGGATCTACTGTACTTCGTGAAATTGAAGATCTTAAAGAAGGTCTCAAAGAAACTGTTAAAGCGGTTGCGGAAGAACTTGAAATTAAACCTTCAATTATTAATAAAGCAATTACTATTGCACACAAAGACAATTGGAAAGAACATGAATCTGCATGGGAAGATGTTGAAATGATCTTAGGCGTCACTGGACGCTTACCTAAGGATTAAATGGATCAAATAACAAACACCGTTGCAGGTATATACGATTGGGCTCGTAAAGATTTTCGAGAATGGCCGTTAAGATTCATTTTAGAAATTTCTGCATGGGCTATGAGTATTGCCTGTTCAGTGACCATGGCGTTGACTGTGCCAACACCTCCATTTTTAATTCTATATCCGCTGTTTATTGCACAATGCGCTATATTTTGCTGGGCTGCTTGGACTCGGCGATCAACCGGTATGGTGGCTAATTATATGTTATTAGTCGCTATCGATACGGTTGCTCTTATAAGACTGATAAGTATATAATAGAAGGCAGGCGAGGCCACAACCCGCACCACAGGTATTTGCAAGCCAAAAAATTGCATAGGAGAAAAATTAATGTACGTAGACGCTTACTTTCAGCGTGATTCTGATATTATTAAAGTAGTAGAAAGAACCGCAGAAGGCAAAAGACAATATAAAGAATTTCCAGCTAGGTATACATTTTATTATGCAGACCCTAAGGGAAAATATCAATCAATTTACGGCGAACCTTTAAACAGGGTAGTTTGTAAAAACTCAAAAGACTTTCGTAAAGAGTTATCAATTAACTCAAATAAGAAACTATACGAAGCCGACATCAATCCACTGTTTGTAGTATTAAGTGAAAATTATCTAAATGCAGAATCGCCTAAGCTACACGTAGCTTTTTGGGATATTGAGGTTGACTTCGATCCAGAACGTGGCTATGCTAGTCCAGACGATGCATTTATGCCTATTACTGCTATTGCAGTTCACCTACAATGGTTAGACACTTTAATTTGTTTAGCTATACCTCCTAAGGGGATGACTGTTGAACAAGCACAAGAACAGGTTAAAGAATTTCCTAATACACACATCTTTGATAACGAAGCAGACATGCTAGATACATTCTTGAATTTGATTCAAGATGCAGATGTGGTTAGTGGATGGAACAGTGAAGGTTTTGATATGCCTTATACTGTTAATCGTATTACCAAAGTACTCAGCAAAGATGACACTCGCAGATTGTGTCTATGGGATCAATTTCCAAAAAAACGTGAGTACGAAAAGTTTGGCAAAACTGCTACAACATACGACTTACATGGTCGTGTACACATGGACTATCTCGAACTATACAGAAAGTACACTTATGAAGAAAGACATACCTATCGATTGGATGCTATCGGAGAAATGGAAATTGGAGAACGCAAAACAGTCTATGAAGGCACGCTCGACCAACTATACAACAATGACTTCCGTAAGTTTGTGGAATATAACAGGCAAGACTGTGCGCTACTCAACAAACTTGACCAAAAGCTCAAGTTCCTGGATCTAGCTAACAAACTAGCACACGATTGTACTGTGTTGTTGCAGACTACTATGGGTGCTGTAGCAGTTACTGAACAAGCTATTATTAACGAATGTCATCGTAGAGGTATGCAGGTTCCTAATCGTCCTAAGATGGATGATAGAGAAGATGCTGGTGCTGCCGGCGCTTATGTTGCATATCCCAAAGAAGGTATTCAAGACTGGATCGGTTCACTGGATATTAACTCACTATACCCCAGTGCGATTCGTGCATTGAACATGGGTCCGGAAACTATTATTGGACAGTTAAGACCTATAGCTACTAATTCATTTATTGAAGAACAAATTGCTAAAGGTAAATCATTTGCGGCTGCTTGGGAAGGTATGTTTGGTAGCTTAGAATACACTGCCGTAATGAACAAAGAAGTTGGTACAGAAATTACCATAGACTGGCAAGATGGTAATGTAGATATACTAAGTGCCGCAGAGGTATATAAATTAATCTACGAAAGTAATCAACACTTTATGCTATCGGCAAATGGTACTATTTTTACTTACGAAAAAGAAGGTATCATTCCAGGCCTACTAAAGCGTTGGTATGCTGAACGTAAAGAAATGCAGGCTAAACTAAAAGAATCAATTGCTGCCAGCAATAAGATTGAAGAAGAATACTGGGACAAACGCCAACTAGTTAAGAAGATTAACTTAAACAGTTTGTATGGTGCTATTCTTAATCCTGGTTGCAGATTCTTTGATAAACGCATCGGACAATCAACTACACTAACTGGTCGTCAGATTGTTAAACATATGGCTAGTAAAGTTAATGAAATTATTACTGGCGATTACGACTACAGAGGTAAGTCTATTATCTATGGTGACACTGACTCATGTTACTTTAGTGCCTACAAAACTCTACAAAAAGAAATCGGTAATGGTTCTATTCCTTGGACTAAAGAAACTGTAATTCAACTTTACGATCAAATAGGTTCCGAAGTTAACAATACATTCCCACAGTTCATGTTGGATGCATTTCACTGTCCAAAAACACGTGGCGAAGTTATTAAAGCAGGACGTGAAATTGTTGGATCAAAGAGTTTGTTCATTACTAAAAAACGTTATGCTGTTCTTTACTATGATAAAGAAGGCAAGCGACAGGACGTAGAAGGTAAGCCTGGTAAGATCAAGGCTATGGGACTTGATCTCAAGCGTTCAGATACTCCTGAATTTATTCAAAACTTTTTAAGTGATGTACTAGAACGTGTGCTGTCCGGTTCTACTGAAAACGAAGTGCTTGATATGATTACAGCGTTTAGATCTGAATTTAAAGCTAGACCCGGTTGGGAAAAAGGCTCGCCTAAACGTGCTAACAATATTACAGAATATCAAAAGAAAGAAGAACGTCAGGGTAAAGCTAATATGCCAGGACACGTTAGAGCCAGTATTAATTGGAATACGCTCAAACGTATGTACAATGACAAATACTCAATGAATATTACAGACGGTGCCAAAGTTATTGTCTGTAAACTTAGAGACAATCCACTGGGATTTACTTCAGTAGCGTATCCAGTGGATGAATTAAGATTGCCCAAATGGTTTAAGGATTTACCATTTGATCACGAAGAAATGGAAGCCACCATTATTGACAACAAATTAGAAAACCTTATCGGTGTTCTAAATTGGGATATTCGCAGTACAGAGCAGACAAATACTTTTAATAAATTATTTGACTTCTGATAAAAAAACCTATATACTAATAATAAAGGAAACAATATGAAAGACATTTTAACAGACATTGTAGCACATACACATAACTTAGGCTTTTTACCTTTGCTTAAAATCACAGGTGAGACAGCAGCTACTACTATCGAAAGCATGGCTGAGGACCGTTCAGTCATTCTAGTTGGTAAAACTAAATCAGCTATCGACGAATTTAAAGATGCTGTGTTTGGCATGCCAAACTTAGACAAGCTAAATCTTCATTTGAAGAATCCAGAATATAAAGAAAAAGCCAAAATTGAAGTAGTTGTTGGTACTAGAAATGGTGTAGACATTCCTACTAATTTACACTTTGAAAACGAAACAGGTGACTTTGTCAACGACTATCGTTTTATGAATACAGAAATCATTAACGAAAAATTAAAGACTATTAAATTCAAAGGTGCAAGTTGGGATGTAGATTTTGAACCTAGCGTAGCAGCCGTTACTAGATTAAAATTACAAGCGGCAGCACACTCAGAAGAAAACACCTTTCAGGTTAAAACTGAAGACGGAAACTTAGTATTTTCGTTTGGCGATGCTTCAACCCATGCCGGTAACTTTGTATTTCAAACAGATGTTAAATCTAAGCTCAAGCAATCATGGGCTTGGCCGGTTAGTCAAGTTATGAGTGTGCTTAATCTTGACGGTGACAAAACCATGAAGATCAGTGATCAAGGTGCTATGATGATCACTGTAGATAGCGGACTAGCTGACTATCAATATATCTTACCAGCACAGAGTAAGTAATGGGAAATTTATTATTCATTATAGCGGCCATGGTTTTTGTACCATGGCTGTTATTAAAAATTACACGTTTAGAAAAGTGGATACCAGTGCCAATGGCGCAGATTGCCTTTGGCATTTGTCTTGGACCAAGTGCGCTTGGTTCAAGTTGGCCTGAACTATGGACTACAGTATTCACTCAACCTATTAGAACAGGTCTCGACGCTATACAAATTCTAGCAATTACTATCTTTGCGTTTATTGCAGGTATTGAATTAAAGCCAAAAGAAGTCATTGCCGAACAAGGTAATGCTATCTGGGGCAAAGCGTTCCACGTTATTCTAGTACCAATTGTACTTGCTGGTGCAGCTTTTATGGTATTCTTCGATGATCCAGTTTGGCATAATCCTGACGTACCATTTTGGAAGTATGCTTGGACTATGGGTGTAGCCACTTGTATTACTGCAATGCCTATGCTGGTAGTGGCCAGTCAAAATTTAGGAATTTATAACACTCCTAATTTCCGTAAGCTGTTAGCCCTAGTGACCTTTGATGATTTGATCCTATGGTTAACTGTAGCAGTTGTTGTCAGTATGGGAAAGTTAGCCATTAACGCATCAATTTTCTTTGCTGTATTATTTGTACTATACTATGCTTGGCCAAAGATTCTAGAGTTTGCTGGCGAACAATCATATCCTACGTTGACTGTTGCACTAGCATTAAGTATGGCGGCATTCAGTTATTGGGCTGGCTTGCATTGGGTATTAGGTGCATTCTTTGCAGGTATGATTACTCCTAGACATGCTATCAAATGGAACGAAGGTATGGCTACACAACAGATGTTTTGGTTAATGCCTGTGTTCTTTATCTGGACTGGATTAAAAACAAGCTGGACTTTGGACTTGTCTACAATTTTACTCGGTGCTATCGGTATGTTTATCATAGCTGTTGCTACTAAGTTTGCAGGTGTTTGGTTAGCCTACAGAGATCAAGGTATGAGAATAGTCTGTTTAAAGACAGCATTATTACAAACTAAAGGTCTAATGGAAATCTTTTTGGTCACTATGCTGTTGACAGCAGGCATTATTAGTGTTAATATGTTTGCTGCCGTGGTAATAATGAGTCTAATCAGTACCGTAGTTGTTGTTCCGCTTGCTCGTTTATTTTATAAGCCTGAGGTAGACAATGTTTAAATGGTTCTGGAAGTGGGTAGACCCTAGAGAGTACGATCCGTTAATCGAAGGTGTCTACGCACATCAGTATCATAACGAAGATGTAAGACAACGTATTATACAGGCATATAAAGAAAAATATATGCCACCTACAACACCTCTTACTAATCCGGAGTTATACGATCCTATGAATCCACCAGAAGGTTGGGTGTATGACCCCTACTACGAAATATGGTTAGAAATATAACAATGAATAAAAATTTAACAGCTACACAAAACGATTACGCATACTTCTTGCCAGCTACGTCCGGCTTTTACAGTACGTTTATCGGAAAACAACGATACAGTAATTATGTAGATCCTGCACGTATTCCCGCAAGTTTTAAAAACGGGGTTGAAAGTTTAAACTACTTAGACCCTGACAAAGGTGCTTTTTACTATGATCATTGCTTGTATTCTGCAGGACATGCTAACTTAGATCTTAACAAGACCGACGAAAGCGAAGATATGTTCCGTAATCGCAATCGTGCTACTAGTTGGGTACTAGGTGACTCAGGTGGCTTCCAGATCGGTAAAGGTGTTTGGCCTGCTGATTGGAAAGATCCTAACTGTCCTAAGGCACAAAAGAAACGTGAACAAGTATTAACTTGGATGGACACGTTAATGGACTATGGCATGATTCTTGATATTCCAGCTTGGGTGGCTCGTAGTCCAGCAGGTCGTGCGGCAACTGGTATTAACAGTTATGCAGAAGCAGTACAAGGTACATACATTAACAACGACTGGTTTATCAATAATCGAAACGGTAATTGTAAGTTCTTAAACGTCTTACAAGGTGAAAATCATGCTGATGCTGATGATTGGTATGATCGTATGAAGAAGTATTGCGATACAACAATCTATGGCGATCGTGCATTTAATGGTTGGGGTATGGGTGGGCAGAATATGTGCGATATCCATCTTGTACTAAAAAGATTAGTAGCATTACGATTCGATGGGTTACTCGAAAAGGGGCAACATGACTGGATGCACTTCTTAGGAACTAGCAAATTAGAATGGGCTGTGTTGTTAACGGATATTCAACGTGCAGTTCGCAAGTATCATAATCAAAATTTTACTATCAGCTTTGACTGTGCCAGTCCGTTCCTTGCAACTGCAAACGGTCAAATCTACATCCAGACCGAAACAGAAGATAGAACCAAATGGGTATACAGAATGCAGTCCTCCGCTGACGATAAGAAATATGCATCTGACACTAGACTCTTCAAGGACGCAGTCGTTCAAGACAAGATATTCGGCAATTTTGAATCCAGTCCTATCATTGATCAAGTTGAAATGAAAGATATCTGCATCTACAAACCAGGCGACCTAAATAAGATAGGTAAAGAAGGTAAAACTTCCTGGGATTCATTTAGTTACGCTATTATGATGGGTCATAATGTTTGGATGCACTGCAATGCTGTACAAGAAGCTAATCGTCAATATGACGCAGGACGTATACCAGCTATGCTAGTACAAGAAAAATTCGATAGACTGTTCTTTAAAGATATCGTAGAAGCTATTTTTGCAACCAGTGATCGCGGAACTGCTGATGCTGTTGTTGAAGAATATAGCCGTTTTTGGATGAGTATTATTGGTACTAGAGGTGCAACTGGTAAAAAGACTGTTAATGCTAGTACTATGTTTGCCAATCTATTTGACGAAGTTAACGCTGAGAGTGTACAATCTGAACACGGTGATGAATTTACCGATGAGGAAGAATCCAAATTAAACCAGCTAGAATTACAGGCAAAAGAAGAATGACCTTACCTGATGAACGGTATCGTGCTGTTAGAATGGCAGAACAACTGTTAAAAGATTTGTGTGACCATACTATTACTCCTAGAGTTCCTAAAATTATTAGGCAGCGAGCTAGTGGTTGCTTACGTCATTATCCTAGTAGTTGGGATATGCAACAAGCTGCCGAAGGAACTCCGCATGTATTTCAAGAACGTATGGAGCCAGTGACCCGTCTATTCAAACAATACGAGCAAAGCAAAAATGAATCGTGATTATACAAACGGTGTTGCCAAAGACGTAGTATTTTTCTTTGGCAAAGAAGTAGAACACACACCTGCATACGGAATGGATACATTGTTTATTACCGGAGTGCAGCCTATTAGTGCTATCGAAAGTGTTTTAAATATACCAAAAAAAGAACCTAATCATATTTTCTTTGGTGCAAATCATAGTTTTAATCCTCAAACATACGAAGAACACAAACTATGGGAAGAAATGATCCGGTTCTTCTTAGATAAAGATTATCTTTGTTCATTAGATATTCCTATCAATCAAGTAGAAGAATTCAACGAAGGCGGACTCTGCGAACACGATAATTTTATTCCGCAGATAAGAGTGCCAATTCCTTATGTAAAACTTTGGAATTATAATACAATGCTTAAAATCGATGACAAAGATTTTAAGGCAACTAATCCCGGTGTATGGTCCCACAGTCTACATACATTAATGGATCGTAGTAAGTTTACAGACTGGTCACAATATAAAAACGATGAGATCGTTAAATGATTATTAGACAAGACATTCGCCCAAATAAAATGATATGGGTTACCTTTCGCAAAGAAGGTATGCACAAGTATCCTGCCGCACTTACAGATCCTGCACTTGCAACAGGTGACGAATATGATGTAAGTTTTCTAGGCTATCCGCATCGTCACATTTTCCACTTTAAAGTTTGGATCGGTGTTACACACGATGATCGCGATATTGAGTTTATTCAGTTTAAACGCTGGTTGGAAAAACTGTACTCTGAAGGTACATTACAACTAGACTACAAGAGTTGCGAGATGATGTCAGGCGATTTGTATGACGCTATCTCCAATAAGTATCCTGACCGTGAGGTTTGGATTGAGGTCTCCGAAGACGGAGAAAATGGTTCTTTTATCAAGTATTAAAACAAGGAAAGCTAATTATGGCTAAGAATAACTATAAAGACGTTAACTACTTTGAAAATCGTCCTGACATTGTTAAGATTTTTGACGATCTAGAAAAGCTTCACGATTTTTGTAGATTTGAAATGCTTCCATTTAATGAAGCAGATCTTTATAACAGACAAAGTGATGTTTGGAACAGATACTTCCAAAGCACACGCCCACGTAGGCCGCGCGGTGAATGGAACAATAATAGAGAATACAACCGAAGCGGAAATGGAAACCGCAACTATCAACGATGATTTATATTGTTGATTTAGAGGCTGTAGAAACACGCTACACAGCACAATGGAAAGAACATGTACCTAAAATTCTTAAAAGGGCAGGACACAATGTCAACATTATATCAGGTCCTACGGACATTCCTAGTGCTACCACTCCTGGAGCATTTCTCAACTTTGGCGGCACTAATATATACAAAGCTAGTCAAGTGGAGCAGATGGGCCGTTTATTTTGTAACGGATCCATTAATCCCGGCGATCATTTTGTGTTTACTGATGCTTGGCATCCAGGTATCATTAATCTAAAGTACATGAGTGAACTGCTGGGCATTCCAGTAGTCACACACGGTCTTTGGCATGCTGGCAGTTATGATCCTCAAGATTTCTTAGGTCGTCTTGTTGGTAAGAAGAAGTGGGTTAGACATGCTGAGAAATCATTCTTCCACGCATTTGATCATAACTACTTTGCTACAGATTTTCACATTAGAATGTTTGTAGACAACTTATTAGAAGATGGTTATAAGAGTGAGAACCCTTGGTACGAGGAAGATTACGACGACTTACAAACTAGCGGCAAGATTGTACGCACTGGATGGCCTATGGAATATCTTAAAGATATTCTAGTTCCTTACAAAAATATGCCTAAGCGCGATTTAATTTTATTTCCTCATCGAATCGCCCCTGAGAAGCAAGTTGAAATTTTTAGAGATTTAAAACATTATTTGCCTCAATACGAGTTTGTTGTCTGTCAAGATCAACAGTTAACTAAGAACGAGTATCACAACTTATTAGGTGAAGCAAAGTTAGTTTTTAGTGCTAACTTACAAGAAACATTAGGCATTAGTTGTTATGAAGGTGCTATTGTAGATGCTATTCCTATGGTGCCTAATAGACTTAGCTACACAGAAATGTATTTTGATACATTTAAATATCCTAGCGAATGGACTGAAAATTTCGAAGCATATCAGACACACAGACCTTATGTTGCCAAAGCTATCATAGAGCATATGGAGAATTATCGAACAAGGCTTCCTATGCTTATTAAACAAACGGAGGCTCTGCATGAGCAATTCTTCTCAGCAAACAAACTTGTATCAAGGTTTTGAAGCTAAAGATATAGAAACTTTAATAAAAGAATGTACTATTGATCTTAGTGGAACTGGTGCAAACATGAATGATATGTCTATTACTAATTCATATAGTGGTCAATCTTACAGTTACACTACTGCTACTCCTACAATAACTATCGGCACAGGCGGTGCAAGTACTTACTCTATAGGCACATTGAGTACTACTGATATAATTACAATGGATAGTAGTAGTTTTACATTTAATCTACCAACAGAATGGATAGATTGCTTACCTCCACTAGATCGTATTCAAGATATGTGTGAAAAATATCCCGGATTAAAAATTGCATTTAATAATTTCAAAGTTGTATATGAGATGGTAAAGGACGATTATGATAATCCAGTTCCTAAAAAATAAATTTTTTCAACTGTTAGAACGTAACGACCGTAAAAGAATTATTATGGATCGTGTGGACAATGAACCATATCTTGAACGCTACTATGTGTTTCTTAAAGATAGAACATGGTTTCCATTTAATGTATTCTTACACAAGTTTCTTAAATCAGATCCAGATGATGTACATGATCATCCATGGCCCTATGCAACACTAATACTTAAAGGTGGGTATTATGAATGGATTCCAGAATTTAACAGCAAAGGCGAAAAGATTAGTGAGATTGCAAAGTGGCGAGCTCCTGGTCATTTTCGTTTTTGTAGTGCTACTAGTTATCACAGGATTGAATTAGACCCCAATGTAGAATGTTGGACTATGTTTATGCCTGGACCGCAAAAGAGAGAATGGGGATTCCTCGTAAAGAATAAATGGATACCGAATGGCGACTACCTTAAACAACGTAAAATCAGCGGGTAATTTAGTTTATACTACTAATAGTACAGCCGGGCAGTTTTTAACAAGTACTGGATCTAACGGCACTAGTTGGACTACAAATACCGTATCATCATATGACAATGTAATGGTTGTTAGCGGTGGCGATCCGGCCAGTTTAGAAGTTAAAGGCAGAATGGTAATTAACGGACGAGACTTAGAAGAACGGTTAGACACTATTGAAAAAGTCTTGCAGATTCCTGAAAGAGATGTTAAACTAGAAAAGAAGCACCCGAAGTTAAAGAAACTGTATGATGAATACATTAATGCCTTAGGTAAGTATAGAACATTTGAAGCAATTAAAGGAGAAGAAAATGACTGAGTTAATGATTAAAGATAGTCCAGGATTTCAATTACGTCTTAAAAAATGGGAGTGTTTAAGCCCTAAAGGTTTATATGCGGTTCATTTCATACAGGCAACTAAAGATCAAGATGGCAACATTGATAACGAATCAACATATGAATTCTTTATGGATGCCGAAGAACTGTCTAACTTATCTAACGCTTTGGTAAAATGAAAAAAGTTTATTACTCATGGCGGCAGATCGAAGGTGCAGTTGTAGATATTGCTAGACAACTACAAAAAGATCAATGGTATCCAGACTATATAGTTG